ATAACGACATTATATTATGCTTGTAATACATATTATACTTGGGACGAAAGAAGAAAAATGAAATCACTTGAAGATGAAATGATAGAAAATAGAGATAGTGATGTAAGAATAAGTGGAATAACCGTAGAAACACGACCAGATAGATGCACATTAGATGACTGTGCTCACTTTTTGAATTGTGGAATTACAACAATACAAGTAGGAATACAGCAATTAGATGAAAATATTTTAAAAGGAATTAATCGAAGATGTTCTATTAAAGAAATAATAGAAGGAACAAAAAGAATACTTGATTGTGGTCTTAAATTAGATACACACTACATGTTAGATCTTCCAGGACCAGGCAAATTATGTAGATTATCACCAAAAGAAGATAAAATAATGATAGATAAAATTACCTCAGATTCTAATTTTGCTGTTGCAGATCAATGGAAATTATATCCTACAGCAACTACACCACATACTAGAATTTTAATTTGGTATTTAAATATGATAGAGTTTATGAATAATCTAAAATTAAAAATAAATGCTATTATAATTCAAAATTGGTATAGAAAGATCAAATATAATAAATGGAATGGAGACGAACAATTGATAGATTTATCAAAAAAAAAATATTTACCTTATTCCGAGATAGATAATGGTTCATATCTTATAGATACAATTATTTATGCTAAACAAAAAGTTCATAAAGATATTAGATTAAATAGAATAATACGAGATATACCTGAAAAAAGTATTATAGGTGGAAATAAGATATCTAATTTAAGACAACATGTTATTAATAAAATTAATAAAGAAGGTTTAAAGAAATGTCAATGTATAAGATGTAGAGAAATTCAAGATGGTTTTTTTGATATAACAGATATTAAAATAGATATATATCGCCGTTTTAAAGCTGAATCATATGATTATTTTATATCTTTTGAAGATAATATAGGAAGAATTTATGGTTTAGCAAGACTACGATTATTGAATGATAAATCTGATTGTCTTCCTTTACTAAAAAATTCAGCAATAATCAGAGAAGTGCATGTATATGGAGCAACTGTTAAGATAAATAAAAAAGATAACAATAAACCTCAACATAGCGGTTTAGGAAAATCCCTTATAAAAAAATGTGAAGATATAGCAAGAAAACAAGGATATAAAAATATATTTATAACGTCGGGCGAAGGTGTAATCAGATATTATGAAAATAAGTTGAATTATAAAATTATTACAAGCACTTATAATAACACTAGATATCATTATGTTAAAAAATCACTAATGAATAATATTTTTCCAATACTTCCCGATGAATTTAATATTTATAATAAAAATGGTATTATAAAATTTACAATTAAATTAAATAATTTAATCATAATTTTAATAATTATAATAATTAAAATATTTTTACTTAAAATTTTATAGATTTCTAATATAAATAAATAATTTATGTATTTTTTTAATAAATTTACTGGAACTGATAATAAAATAGATTATGAATATATTGATAATAAACTTATTAGTTTAAATATTAAACCTAATAATTTAACAATAAATTGTTTAAATGGACATCCTCTAAAAAAATATGTCACATCAACTTGGGGTAAATGTAATTTATGTAAAAAAAATATTTCAAAAGGTAATATAGTGTTAGATTGTAGAAAATGTAATTACTATTTATGTTTAAAATGTATAAATGAAATAAATATTAGATATTTAAAAACTTTTGATGATACATTAGAAATTTAAAAAAAAATCCTTAATAAACATTATAGTTTAAGTATGTATTTCAAAACATTAATTATGTATTGTTATTATGAAGAAAATGAATCAAAAGATAATCTAGAATTTTTTATTAAAAATGGTATTTATAATAACTTACAATATCAATATGTTATAATTATTAATAATGAAAAATGTTCTGTTAATATACCAGAATACTCTAATATAAAAATAATTAAACGTTCTGAAAACAATACTGATTTATTTACATATAAATTAATATTAAAATTATTAGATAATAATTATTTAAGTTTTTTTGATAGATTTTATTTTATTAATTCTAGTTGTATAGGGCCGTTTATGTCTAACATTAGTAATATATCATGGATAGATTCAATGAATTTATTACTTTGTGATTATGATTTAATAGGACCTGTAGTGGAAATTCCTAATGACAATCATGGATTTAAAGTATTAAACATTAACTCTAATAAAAATATACCATTTATACATACTTATTTTTTTGGACTTAATAAATTTGGTTTTCAGATTTTACAGAAAATTTTTGATGAAATTGAAGTAGATAATAAATTATTTATAATTCATAATACTGAAAGAAAGATTACAAGTTCTATTCTCATAAATAATGGTAAAATTAGGTCATTTTTAACTAGATTTAAAAATGTAGATTTAAATGACCCTAAAAATTGGAAAAGTAGTTTATGGAATAAAGATAATATATCTTGTTATGAAGTACCTAATAATTATGATGGTATTGATTTAAATCCTTATGAAGTAATTTTTTTTAAAAATATAAGAAATGTAAATGAAAGTCGTGAAGAAAAATCAGCTAATATTGATGCAACTATATTTAAATTTATAAATAAATATAAAGAATGGATGTATTAAATAGTATATTGTTTAAGAAATTATACAATTATTTTCTGTATTACATAAAAATTTTTTTTCTATATAATTATCTATAATTACAGTGTCTACTTTTTTTTCTTTATTTTTATTAATTTTTTTGTTTTTATATTCATCAATTTTGAAATTTATTTCCTCATTTGTAGCTAATTCAGAAAAAATCAAAGTTTTTTTCATAAATTTTATAATATAATCAGTTTTACTTTTATGTAATAATTCTATAAATAATTTTTTATAATCGCAATTATTACATTTAGTAATATGTAAATTATTAAATATGCAAAAGTTAATATAGTAATTTTCATTTGTTGATTTTTCATTTGTTGATTTTTCATTTATTGATTTTTCATTTGTTGATTTTTCATTTGTTGATTTTTCATTTGTTGATTTTTCATTTATTGATTTTTCATTTGTTAATTGTAGATAATCTATTTTAAATAATAAATATTCTATTAAATCTGTTTTTTTTACATAATTATTTGGTATCATATATTTTAAATTTATTATAATTTTAAGTATTTATAAAAATAGTTTGAAAAAAAAACAATTATTTTTATATATACTATTATAATATAATGACTTCAAAAAAAAATATAGAAGATATAATTTTTGATAATGTATGTTTATTAAATAAAAAAATTATTTTTCAAAAGGATTTTGATAATTATGTTATAACTAACCATAGCCCTTATATAATAGATTCTCCTGGATATTATATATTAGGTGAAAATATAGAAACTAATTTTTTTCCTATGATTAATGACTCATTACAATTAAATGAAAATAATCCTAATACTTTTGGACATCCTGCTGCGTTTATAATTGCTTCAAATTATGTAATATTTGATCTAAATGAATTTGCAATTTATCAATCTCCACAAGATTATTGTGTTCAGCGTTTTTTTGCATTAATACAATTAAATTTATTACCATTTAATATAGGTGTTGGTCCAATAACATCTGAAACTAGAACTAAACAATATACTGCAGAATATTGTATTATTCGAAATGGTGTTTTAGGATTGTCTGCTCATCAATCAATATTAGGTAATAATAATAAAAATATAATTATAGAAAAAGTAAATTGTGAAGATTTTGAAGTTAGTGGAATAACTATAAACAATGGAGAAAATATATTTTTAGAAAATTCTGTTATAGGTAAATCTGTTGGAAGTTTTAAAGGAAGAAAACTTGGTTTATCTCCTACCTTTTCCGGATTAACATTTAGTCATAAATTATTAAGTTCCGTTATAAAAGACTGTAATACTAGTCAGAATAAAAGAAATATGGCATTAAACATACAAAATGATATTGAAAAATATCTTTTACCTTTTTTTGAAATTATATATTGTAATACTACTTTAACTAATATTTTTTCTGAATTAAAATCTTATTCAGAAAATAATCCTGATTATTCTATACTTTTTAATAAAAGTGGTAAATCACCTTGTAATATGCATGGTGTAAAAATAACAGGACCAAATCCATCTATAGGAGCTTTTCATACTGAATTAGAAGAATCAATATTAGGACATTCTAAAAATATTAATATTAATAATGTTCATATTGAAAATATTGAAGGATGTGTTGATGAAGAAATTATATGTATATCTAATGGAAATGTGGTTCATATATGTGCCGGACTAAAAGTATCTTATAATATTATACAAAATAAAATAATATTAAATTTAATTAATACAATTTATGAATTAGTTAAAGATGATTTTGCTTTAAATAAAATTATTAAATCAAGTATTAATAAAGATTCTATAGATTTTATTAATCATGGATTAAATATAACAAATAATTGTGGATTTATTCGAGGTATGGATATTATGGCGCATATAAATAAAGGTATACATGGATTAAGAATAGGTAGTTCTAATAATGTTAATATTACTAATTGTAAAATTAAACATATATCAAATATAGGAAATATTGTTAATGACAGAACTATTGAAGAAATAAAAATTAAATTTCAAGGAGTTGAAGAAATCTCTTCACCTGATACTACATTATTAACTAATAATCATTTTATAGGTTCATCTTCTATAGGAGTTATTTTTTCTGGTTGTCACTATGTAAAAGTTGATAGTATAGATATTTCAAATATTAATGCTTTAAATGGTGTTGCTTTTGGAAATGTTGTTAATAATAAATGTAATTATGTAAATTTATTTAATTTAAATATATATAATCTTTTATCAAAATCTTGTTGTATAGAATCTTCTGCATTAACGATTGATCATCTTGCTAAAAATATACAAATAAATAATACAAATGTTCACTAAATAATTGTTTTATTATAAATTATTTAAAAAATTTGAAATATAATTATAATAATAATTTTATATTAAATGAATCCTATAGATCAAGAATTTGCTATGATTTTTAATAATTCCTCTTATAGAATTATTAATCAAAATAATTTAGAATTATTGGATGTTTATTATGATAGTATAATTAATCCTTTAAGTATCTTACCAAATAATATAAATTTTACACATTTAAATGATATTTATGTTAATTCTTCTGAAGAACCTATAAATATTTCTCCTATAACAATTTCAGATAATTTAAATAATTCAATTATTGATGATGTATCTATTTTTATAAATAGAAATGAATCTACGGATGATTTATTTAATCTTATTAATAATTGGATAAATTCTATTTCAATAAATAATAATATTTACGTTAATTATTTAGAACAAACAGAACCTGAGTCTATTAAAGTTAATATGTCTCAAGAAGAATTTTTCAAAATGATTAAAAATGTTAATTATTCTAATGAAATGTCAAATAAACAATGCTCAATTTGCACTTTTAATTTTGAGATAGGTGATAATATAAAAACTACACCTTGTAATCACTTTTTTCATATGAATTGTATTTATAATTGGCTAACTAAACATTGCATACATCCTTTATGCCCTATTTGTAGACATGATTGTAGAGAAATTTTTATTAATAAAAAAAAAAAAAAAAAAA